GAGAGCATCCCTGTAGAAGCAAGATTGGCAAGACTTAAAACAGTCCCCGTCAGCTCTAACAACGGATTCCCAGCGACACCGTTTCCGTTCGTTATGTTTAGCCCAGAACCTACCGTGAACGTTCTCGCAACTACGGTGCTGGAATCCGTCTTAGCAATGATGCCCGTCAGAGCGACTTCCAGACTCCCAGAAGCTCCGTTTAGGGTCAGTCTGTAATACGACTGCGCTCCGTTGTCCTGAAGCCCTAGACCTGTTCCTGTTGATAGATACCTGCTCTGAGGAAGGGTAGGCTCCTGAACAATCGTCAGAAAGGTCTGCTGAAGATTCGGGGCGTTAGCTATCGCTCCCGTGGTGGTTTGCCGAGTCTGCCCACCTTGGACAATTGCTACCGATTCCGTCCCGTTTAGTGGCGTAGCCTGCGGGAGTTGTGTAATCGTGACATTCGGCATTTTATGGCTGCGTGTTCAAACCATCGACGTTACCATCACCCTCGGGAGTTTGAGAGCTTTCTTGGGTGGAGATGACGTATCCACCGTATCCCGTGGTGATTATGTTGTTCGGGTCTACCGCTACGCTGACATCCGGCCTTGGAAAACGAATCGTAATCCTCTCAGTCTTTCTAGCGGGGAGCCTGTAAGGATCAAACTCATCTGCACACCCCTGATCACATACCTGCAAACCCGGAAAGTTTGGGTCTGGCCTCATTACAGAATGCGCTCGCTTCATCTTGCAGCGGTCACAAACTGCAATTGCAATATCAGAGTACCCAAGGGTGTCAAGAAACTTAGGCATGACTACCTTGAATAGACAGATATGTTCGGGGCCAAGTAAATCGGAGACTTGTCGCGCTCTTCATTCTCCGCAAGAGTCAGATACTTCTCTGCTTGACCCTCAAGATACTGCGCTCTGGCGAGATCAACCCCCGGCAGTTCTAGAGCCATCTGATGAGCCAACATATTCTGAATTGCCAGATACCACCTCTGAGGGATTTCTAGCTCTCCTGACAAGGCTCCAACGTCCATGATCTGTCTGGAGTACCAAACAGTCATCTGAATGAAGGGATCACTTGGAACCGGCCACAAGGTGATCTCTGCCTGTGGGATCGTCCTGTTGAACCAATACTGATACGGCTGGTTTGCAGTGAAGTTCTTGTTCGGCAAACTGGTGTAATCGTCCCGATTCAACCTAGCCATCGGGATTTCGGTTGAGTTGTTACCGAAAAACAGCTCCCTGACACTGATAGTCCCCCCTCCGGTCATTCTCATACGGTAATACTGCACCGTTTGACCGGGTTCAATGTCGTGCCAGATCCATTCGTTGTTTACCCAAACCTCTGCACCGGGGTCATACAACGTACTCCAAGTAATTCCATCTGCGGAATACTCGTAAATGACCGAAAACGTGCCCGAAACACCCGGCAAAACACCAATAGAACCCAAATAAACAGGATTGTCAGTCCCGTAATCTACTGCAATGTTGCCGTTTGCAGAGGTCTGCGTACAAAAAGTATTAATGTTGCCGTCAAAAGCGTTCTCTACGACACCTCCGGCGCTACTGGTGTACCCCCCAGTATCGTTAGGAGTCGGCCTGTTCATCTGCCGGTACATTACATTCAGTACGTCGTTACCTCCAATTGGAAGTTTGTAGATATACTGATCGGCTTTCAGACCGTAAACCTTTTTCTCAATGGCCCAATACTGGATGCCAATGTTGATCAGGTTTGACAAAAGAAAAAACAGACTCTCTTTTGCAGTGAGAATCTGTTCTGAGGTCAACTCTTCAGCTAACTTCCCACAGCGCCTAGCACCGTGATCTATGAGCTTCTGAGTGTTGATTACGGTTGTGCCGACTGTTCCTGAATAGGCCATCTACCACCCCGAACAAGCCCAACGTTTCATGGAAGCCCTTGCTCTTGAACCCTTTTCACTGGCCCGAGCAATAGGACCCATTCTGGCACAAAACGAGTCTTTTCGCTTCCCGCCTTCCGGCTGTGGAGGCTTTAGATTTGACCCCGTTTCTCGGTTGTACTTCTCGCGCCCCTTGGCCGTCAGGCCAGCACCCTTCTCAACAGGCAACTTTTCACCGCGACCGACAGCAAGAGACACCCCGCCGCTCTTCATTTTTTTCTCAGAAAACATCTTCTCAACCATGCCCAGCCGTTGAGGCTTAGTCGTGACATCGTTGACGATTTTCAATCGCTCAGATTTGCTTTTGGATGGCTCATAAAAACCAGCTTTTTTCAAGGATTGAGCTACGCCGCCATCTTTCATTTTTTTGTCGGCCTTGACAAATTCTTTGCCGACCTTTTGTGGCACACCACCAAAGCCGCCCTTAGTGTGGGCAGCCGCTTGCATCAAACGATGTTGGGCTAGTGATTTGCTTGGCATGATCAGTCCGGGTTCTTGATGTAGATTCCTTCAAACTCAGCAGATACGTTTGAAGCTCCGGCTGAAGCAACTGCCCTAATTTCAATGTCTGTTTTTTCAGAAAAGAAAATAGGTGTGTGAAAATCAATCACAAAATCTCCGTTACCGGCAGTTCGCACAGAACTTTGTATTCTAAACACACCATCAAGTGGGCGTTCAATCAACTGAAAGTTTGTCGATGCGTTTGCGGTTGAGTTTGCAGATGAGTAGTAAATTCCAGTCAAATAGAAGGTATAACCGGCTGGCACTGTCCAAAACGCCATCTGCGTTTGATTTGCGGTAAGTGTAATCATGCCGTAAATGTTTTCAGGCACACCAGAAGTAACAGTGCCAGTACCAGCGTAAATAGTACCTGCGGCAGTTGCGCCAGAACCAGCAGTAACAACATACATGCGAAAAATTCGCAGAAAGCTGTTAGTTGTGTTAACTTCAGTTTCACCGTTCAAGGCCACCGTTTCGTTGATTTTGTTGTAGTTGGCATCAAGACCAAAAATTGCAATAGTTCTTGCGCCAGTTCCATCAGCCGCGTCATCCGCGCTGGAACTAGAAATTTTCATAACAGTTGCGGCAGCAGGATACGCATATGTCCCACCTTGCGCCCAAACTGTTTCGATAGACGTGCCGACATTACCGTTAATGCCGAATTTAAACAAGGCATTGTGACCATCAACTTGCCCACGGGCCACCTGCAACTCAAACGGCTCATACGCGCCCTGACGGGTCGCGGAAGAATATGTTCCCATTTTTCAATCCTCAAGGAAAGCGGGGGCCGAAGCCCCCACCTTGTTTCAGCATGACGCTAAACCACCGCGTTTCTTGGGAGTCACAGTTACAGACTTTTGAGTCTCGGTGACCGACCCTTTAGGGGTCTCATCTTTGATGCCAAGCATACTCTTGGCTCCGCGGAAAAGCCGACGAGGGATGGATCGAATAGCTTTCGCCATATCCATTTCTCCCTCAGACGGGCCGATGCTCTTGTCATACGCACCTTTTGACAGGTCTTCAACAACCGCACCGCCATCAGCCTTCTTCACGCTGCCACCTTTTTTGAAGGTGCCAGACAGTTGATTAATGCTGACAGGAGCCGATGGCTTTTTACGGCCTTGGGGCATCGCTACGGGCTTGCCTGTATCAACAAGCCCCCCCGTAGCGTAGGCTTTTTTTGCGGAGCCACCTTTCTTGTAGCCGCCAGCATTGCCTTTGCGAACTTCACCCGTAGTGGTGTTGGTAACACCGGGAGGAGTCGAAGAGACGTTGCCTTCAACGCCGCCACCCTTGGCAAACTTTTTGACGCCGCCACCCTTTTTGTAGCCACCGTCGTTGCCCATACGGACTTCGCCAGTTTTCTTAGGGGTGTGATGCTCGCCCTCTGCGGTATGCATCAGGGTGTCACGGTACTTGCCGCCTTGGCTCTCGGTGTTGATGATGCCGCTTTTTGGAACGCCAGCCATCTTCACCATGCCGCCCTTCTTGTAGCCGCCCTGACCCATCACCACGCCACCAGTAGCGCAAGCCATACCGCCAGTTTTCAGGCCTTTGTGGGCCTTCGATGCAGGTTTCCCGGCGTGTTTTTTCAACGCCTCCATTGCATCGGCTTTGCCGCCTTTTTTCATCGTCGGCATGGGCGATGCGGGAGCGGGAACTCCACCCTGCATAGCGCCGGGCATAGCACCGGGCATAGCAGGACGCATAGCGCGACGACGAGCAGCCAGAGGCGGGCGCATGGGAGCCTTGGTAGGCATCATGCCGCCACGAGCAGGCATACCGGCAGGCATAGCTGCACTGGGCAGGCCGCCCATCTGCATCTTCTTCTCAACCTTGCCGCCATTTTTGAGTTTTAGCTCAACAGAAGGCTCAGTGGTCATCATTTTGACCATTGGTTTGAACTCAGCCATGGCCTAGCTCCTTAGGACGGGTTAACAGCAATACCACCAGCCGAAGCAGACGGAGCGGACATGTCCACATAAATCTGACCCAATGAGCTTGCATCGCTACCAAACTCGGTGATTCCAACCATCGCAGAGTTTTGAATCATCAGGAGACCGCCAGCAGAAGCTGCCAAGGTCGCAAGAGCATTCAAAGTCGTAGAGGTGGAAGCAACGTTGTTGATAAACGAGCAGCCCTTGAACAAAGCCCAGCGATCCATCCCAGCCGCAGCACCAACCTTGACGCCCAGAGGGGTCGCAGCAGACGCTTGGAAGGGGAAGATGCAGTCTTGGAACGTGTTACGAGCCGTGCCGCTAGCAAACTCAACCGTTGCATTCGCTGCGCTACGGGCAACAGTGTCGCCACCCAGAGTGCAGCTAATGAAGGTGTGTTCACCGCCACCGTTCAACTTCAACGTACGAGCATTGGCACCAGCAGCAGAAGCCGCATCAGCCATACCGTAGATGTTGACGTTGGAGTAGCAGTTACGGTATGGCTGATGCGGCTTC